CTCGGTCGACACCAGCTTCTTGTTGGCCGCCATCCAGTCGTTGAAACTGTCGAGCAGTGGTTTGATAGCGGGCACCAGATTCTTGGCAATCGTCATCTGGAAACCCTTGCTCACCAGTTCCAAATCACGCAGGGACTTGGCGAACTCGCGCGAACGGTCGATATCTTCTTCGCCCATCACGCCCTTGAACTTGGACAGGCGGGCCTGGGCTTCCTCGATACCCTTGCCGCCTTGCTCCAGCATCGGGACAATTTCCTGCCACTTTTTGCCGAACAAGGCCATGCCCATGCGGGCGCGAACCGCCGGATTTTCGTTGCGCACAAAGGCGTCGGCCAGTTCCGGCAGCACGGTCATGCCGCTGCGCAACTGACCGGACGCATCCCGCATGGAAACGCCCAGGCGCTGAAACAGCGCAGCGGCCTCTTTGCCCCGACCGGCAGCGGCGCGCCCGAGCGTCAGGTTGAGTTTGCCCATGGCGCCTTCCATCTGCTCGACAGCCACGCCGTTTTGTTCGGCCACGTACTTCATGCGCTGAAACTGCTCGACACTCATGCCGGCGCGGGTGGCGCCGTGGTGCACGGTTTCGCCCAATTCAGCGTAGGCGTGGATGGCGTCTTTCACTTTGGCCAGGCCAAAGCCGGCCGCCAGACCTCCGGCAATCCCGACGGGCAGACCGAACTTGCCGGCGATGCCGCCCGCGCTCTTGCCAATGTCGGTGAGGTACTTGCGCGCGGCACGAGCTGGGGCCTCGACGGACTTCAGGGCGCTGACCAGGCTCTCGGCGTTGGCCGACAGGATGGCCTTCAGTTCAAAGCGGTCGGACATTGAGAAAAGTCGCTATTCAGGGTTAAGGCCAGGATTGATACGTTGGGCAATGCGTTCGGCCTGGGTGTTCCACAGATCGAATTCATCGAGCGTGAGACTCAGGACGTCGCGCGGGGATGTTTTGAAGAACCAGGCAAGTTCGAAGACGCGCTCGGTGAACTGTTCGTCATTACCCCGGCCTCCACCGATGGCCCTTCCCCGAAAAAACCCAACACCGCCTGGGTCGCCTTGCCAAAATCAGCCAGCGACAAGGCCTTCACGCTGGACAGCGGGATAGCGGCCAGGCGCGCCACGTAGTTCGCCACCACGTTCATGCGGATATCGATTGCGGGCTCCTCCGTGCCATTGCCGGGCAAGAGCCGCATGGGCTGTCCCAATTCGATCAGATCGGCGGTGGTGGGCTGGCGCAGGCTGAGGCGGTCGATTTCCTCGCCGTGGGCGCTCACCGGCTTGGTGAGCGTTATGGTCAGTTCATCGTGCTTCATTGTTGTGCTCATTGGTTATTACTCCATTGCCCCTGGCTGCCGGAGAACTCGACTTCGATCGTGCCCTCGACCGGCTTGACCTTGGGCTCGCCCCGAACGAAAGCGTTGGACAGCGTGTAGACCACGCCGTTGGCCAGTTCAGCGGTAACGGTCAAGGTTGTGTTAGTACGCAAGGTAGTGACCGGAAAATCCGGGGTGAACAACGCCACGACCTTGACGTAAGGCTCAAGCGCCGTTTCCTTGTAACCAGCGGGGCCAGACAGTCCCATGACGGCCTCGCGCTTGTACTCAGTCAGGGGGATTTCAATGTCCCCCGAGATCTCGAATTGGGTGCCGTCGACCTTCACAAAACAGATGCCGGCAATGCGTTGTGCCATGGTGTTGTCTCCTTATGCGTCGATTTACGCGACGACTTGAGAGGCCGGGTATTGCAGGCGGAACTGATTCAGCACGGCAAACACACGGAGTTGATTAACGTAATCGGGCGGGAACAGCACGTTGACCCGGTTCGGGTCGGTGGTGTCGCGCTCGACAATGAGGTATTGCTTGAAGGTGTCGAGGTTCTCGACGATGCCCAGGTATTCCATTTCGCCGTACACGGCGCACAGTTCGCCCTTGATCACGCTGGGTGTGACGATGGCCTGACCGGCCGCGAAGCGCGTTCCATCATCGGCCAGTTTGTGGCGCGGATATTTGGAGGTGATGACGCTCTTGAGCGCACGCAGCACATAGGCCGAGGTGTGCAGGGTTTCCGAATCCAGGTAACTGGTGTCAGGCGCACCGAAGGCGTTTTGTTGATAGGTCGTGATGGCACGCTCGACACACAACTGGCCGCCGCCCACAAAGCTCGTGGCAATGCCAAAGCTGAGCAGCGCTTGGCGGTCTTCAAACAGGAACCGGTTTCCCGCGCGCGGCGGGAGCAGTCCCACAAGCGGCGTGGTCTGCGTCGGGCGCGCCGGATCGGCAGCGATGTCCACGGCGTTGGCACCCCCGTAGGCTGCGGCATATTCCCAGCATGGGTTGGGGCAATCGGTGTCGATGGCAGCGACCGTGTGATGTTGGTCATTGAGCGTCATGCCAAACGCCACCAGATTGGAGAGGATGCCGCGCAGCGCCGTGTAGCAGTGACCATAGATCTGCTTGGAGTAGGACCAGCGACCCGTTACGTCATTGAACTCGAGTTGCAGGTCACCCAGCGCCTGCGCCTGCCCGTAGGGGTGAATCACAAAATCGTAAGGCTCATCGCCCATGGCCGGTACGGCATTGTTGGCAACGGAGGGATCGGTCGAGCCACCGGACAACGTTGGGCCGGAATAGGACAGGCTCACCCCAGCAGGCACACTTTCGCCGGCACTCCAGCCCAGGAAGGAATCGAGGATGGTGATGTCGTTGGCGGTTTGTCCGCTCCACTTGCTGGTGAGCGTGACCACGGCCGAACCTTCCGAAACGGCGGCCGTGGCATACGCGAAGTAGCCGTACTCGCCGGTGGAAGCCGTCACCGGCAGATCTAGGGCAGCATTGATGCTGCTGACCATGTTGGCCGCAATGTTGTAGGGACTGTCCCCCAACTGGACGCCGACGTTCACGCGCTGACCGGCGATGTACAGCGCGATGGCGCCAGCGGCATTGGCGTAGCCGTTGATCACGATCGTGCCCGTGGCCTGCGAGGCTGCGGGGTCGTCAAGTACTGGGATGCACCACAGGTTGCAAGAGCCGGCATCCTGCAGCCGATAGCTGGCCACCATGCGCGCCAGCATCGAGCCCTGACCGAACAGGATCAGCGCCGACTTCGGATCGGTGACCAGCACCGCCTTGTTGGGTATAGCTGTTCCCCATGGAAACATCTGACCAATCAACAGCGCATTGAGCGCCTGGCCACCCATATTGGCTTGACTGTTGTCCATCTCCGCATAAAACAGCGGCACGCGCAAGTTGCTTGGTATGTGCTGGAACGAGACGCCACTCATGCTGCACTCCCGGTCGGTGTTGATGGATTAGCGCCAGTTCCGCTGGAAGTCGGTGCACTGACTAGTGCTGCTGGTATTGCTACGGTTGGTGACGGGCTGGCCGTTGCCGGCGCGGTTGCTGCAGGCGTTGGCGCCGGGGTGGTACTGGCGACCGGTGCGGTCTGACTCAGCGTGACGTCGCCATCGCGCACGCGTCGGTGCCAGTACTGGGTGACCTGGCCGATGTTCTGACCGGCGGGACCAAGCAGCTTGCGCGAGCCGGGAATGGGCACTGTGCGGCCCGGTTTGGGAATGGCGAACATGAACGCTTCTCCGATGAAAGAAATGCAAAAAGCCCGCGACGGCCTCAGTTGAAACTGGGTCGGGCGGGCGCTGATAAAACTGAGAACCTGATCAGTTGCGGCTTACGGGACGGCGAGTTGGAACTCCACGCGTCCGTCGGGTCCATGGGTGCGTGGCGAATCTGCCGTCGCCATCACGGTCGATGCATTGAAATCAGCCACCGGATTGGGTGGATAGGTGCCGCTGGGATCGAACACCGGCGTGCCCACATCGACCTCAACATTGAGCGCCGACCCAGGCAACCAGTTGCCGTTGGCATCCTGAGCGCCGAACTCCGGCAACGCAGTCAAGCCACCGGCTTCCCACCCGTCCGATGCGCCAATCCACATCTGTGCCCCGAATTCAAACTGGTACCACAGGCGCGCGCGATCAAGCGAAAGCAGGCTGCCGCCCTCATAAAAGATGCCGTTGTAAAAGGTGGCCGGATTGACGGTGTTCACAGGCCCCGGTATCCAGCCCAGCAGCGCGGACCAGATTTCGGCGCGAATCGCATGCACGCCCGCAGAGGCGCTTTGGCCTTTTTCGTCGGCACGGTTGTCCAACGCGACGATCACGCCAAAGCTGTCCGTCATTTCCTGGCCCACCGCATTCACGGCCTTGGGTGGATCGGGTCGATCGTCGATCGGAATGACAAAGGCGCACGGTACCGGCAAAGCTGCTGCTTCCTGCACCGGCTTGAATTCCGCCGCGCCGGCCACCCGACCAGCCAGTGACGGGCACAACGCACGCAACTGCGCGATGATAAGTTCCAGTTGCATCCGAATCTTTCACCTTAGCGGGGCACCAGCGCGTGGCGCAGGGCATCGCGTACTTGGTCGCGCACTTCACTGGCTCGGTTGGCCAGCGCCACCGTCATGAAATTGCCGCGTGCTGCGATATTGCGTTTGGTTGAGCCGTAAAACAGCACGGCCGGATAGTAAAAACTGCCGGGAATGGCGCGCACGCCGACTCTGATCCAGCCGCCTTTGGAGCCTTTGCCGGTCACACCGATGGCGCGGCGCATAGCGCCACTCTGTACCCCCGGAAATTCACCTGGCTGCGACACCACGCGGCGAGACACCAGCGTGCGCGCCTCCTTGCGAACCGACGCTGCACCCTTGACCAGTGCACGGCGCATTTGCCTGCGGTCGTAGTCGATGATGCTGTGGTATTCCAGCCCGACATGCAAGGCAATGCCGGCGGTCTTGCTGCTGCTTGTTTTGTGGTCCATTGGTTCCTCTCAGACACCCAGTCCGGGTACGTACACATCGGTCGCTGCGTCTGTCGTTGCGCCGGTCGTTGGTGAGGCAAAGTCGGTCGCGGTCGGATCAATGGCACCGAGATCCTTGGCCGTGATGCGGACATACCGGTTGGCATCCTGAAAATTCTGCGCATCAATGATGCGAAAGCGTCGGCGGCGATATTCAACGACGCGGTTTTGCGCGTAATACTCGGCCGGCATCGAAAAACTGAAACGCACCCAGAAGAAGTGGGTCGGCTCCTCGACGGTGGCCATGGCCATGCGTGAGGCGATGCCACGAATGGGTTCCACTTTGGCCCAAAGCGTGATCCCGGCATCAAACGTCTGATCGACGCCGAAGCCGGTATTGGGCACATCCAGCCAAAGACGAACGAGGATGCGGCGGTTGAGTTCCCCGGTGTCGGGCAGCGTCATGGCCTCGCTCATAGGATGGCAATCCGGTAAGGATCGAGCAGCCCATCAACAAAGGGCAGCTTGTCCATGCGCCCGCGCGCGAAGGCGACTTCGCTGCGCTGGTTGTACAGACTGTCCACCCGCAACTTGATCCAGTGCTTGATGCCCGCCGGCACCATGCTCGAGTCACCATAACCCGCCTGGAACTGCACCGTGACGGCGCCGATTTGCGGCAGGGTCGGCTGCCAGATCTGACCAAAGATCGGCGTGATCCGCGTCAGGTCATCTGTTGAGGTCACCACGTAGTTCTCGGGCGGCATGGTGATGACATCAAAATTCATGTCCTGGTAGATGATCGACGCCACCGACTGCACCGGTCCCTTGGGGATGAGGATGGCGTGCGCCGGGATGGAATACGGCAAACCCGCCGGCACGCCGGTGAGGCTCGGCCCGGGAAAGGCATCGAGCACCAGATTCCATGTGGCGGTGAGCAGCTGACGGTTGGTCAGGGTCTCCGCCATTTGCCGTGCACTGCTGATGAGCGCAAGAATCAGCGTGTCGTCATCCGGAATGTCGACACGCAGGTGCAGCTTCACCTCGGTCAAAGACACCGGCTCGGCAATACCTGTGTAGGCATCGACGGCCGGTGGTGTTATCAGCTGAAAAGGCATCAGCCCTGCGCCGGAGCCTGTGCAGCAGTGGTCGTGCTGGTCGCTGCGCTCGCTGCACTGGTGGCGTCAGTAGTGACAACAGGCGCTACCGGTTCAGTTGCCGGGGTCGCGGCTGCAGCAGTAGATGCGACTGGCGTATCGGACGTAGCGTCTTGCGCAGTTACGGCCGGCGACACAGTGGGTGCCGCAACAGGTGCAGAGACAGGCGCAGCATTGTCAGCGGCAGGCACCGGATCAGCGGGTGCAGCCGTGGCAGCAGGCTGTGTCGAATCGGCAGTCTGCACTGCGGCTACAGGAGGTACGACCGACGAAGTGTCTGCCGGTTGTGGCGTTGCGACCGGTGCCGTCGAGGCAGCAGGCGATGCCGTCTCGGTAACGGGAGCGACAGGTGCAGCGGTCACATCAGCAGGTGCAGCAGCTGAATCAGTCGGGCTGGTAAGCGGCGCCACATCGGTTGATGCCTGCGCGGCACTGTCCACCGCCGTGGCCGCAACTGCTGGCGCAGGGTTGGCCGTCGATTCGGTCGTGGTGGCAGCCACTGGTGCAGCCGTGGCAGGTGCATCGGTGTCAGTCGTGGCCGTGGCATTCGCAGCCGATGCGGCGTCGGTGTCAGACGACACATCGGCACTGGCGACATCGATGACGAGAAATTCGGCGTGCCCGGCCTCGACATGAGAGCGGGTCTCGTCATTAGCCGGATAGCTCTGGCCTTTGGCGTACTTGACGGATTGCAGGCCCGCGCCGTTGATGTGGAAAAAATCGATGAGATAGCGAATCACGTTCATGGCAAAGCTCCTGGTTGAAAAAACAGAAAAAATAGAAAAGAGGGATCGTTGGTCCGGCTAGTCAGCCAGTGATTTGGGCGACAGAGGACGCGTTGAGCGAGCTGGCCGGCTCGAAGCGTGCGTTGATGCCCAGGAGTAGCCCAGCAAACAGGCCGGCGACAGACAGCGTGGCCTGCAACTGAACGAATGCGAAGCCGTTGTTGGTGTCGAGCTCATCGACGGAACAGTCGATCAGCGCCTGGACATTGGCGGCATTGGGCGGTGCGATCGGGGTGATCGCCTTGGCCAAACCGTTGACGCCGACGATAGGCTTGGCACTGGTGCCATTGATGTCCAGCGCCTGCATCAGTTGCGCGTTGACGATGCCGGCTGCGTTGGCGCCGGTGTCGATCAGCGCCAGCAGCCGATGGAAATTGCCGACTGGAATCCAGGCGGTTTGCCCGGCGGTAGCATTCTGCGGTCCGGTGCGCCCCAGAATGGCGAACTGCTCCGAACCCTTGGTGTTGGGAAAGCCCATGGGATGTCCTTAAGTGAAGTGAAAGGGAAATCAGCGATCAGCGCGCGCCGAGCTGCACAAAGGGCGACAGCGTCGTGGCGCCCTTGGCGGGAGCCACGGCCTGCGCGATCTTGCTTTGCCCGTCCATGCGGAAGGTGGTGCGAAACGCCACCGCATCGGCATCGAAATACAGATGCATGCTGGTGGCAGTCTGCAAGCCAGCGGCCTTGGTGATGGTCTGGTAGTACTGCAGATCCACCAGCAGCACGTCACCCTGGCTGGAGAACGCTGCCGGATGCTGCGAGAAGATCACCGGCAGACCCAAGAGCGTGTTGCGCTGCACTTGCGCGAGTGATCCGCCCAGGTTGACCTGGTAGCCAATCGGCATGAACGCCGGCATACCATTCCAGGTGATGCCGTAAAGCGCGGCTTGCACCGACTTGTTCATGATCCACACGCCCTTGTTCTCCGAGCCGGGCATGAGGCGGGACTGCATATTGAGCAGGTTCGTGAGCGACAGCGTCTGCGTCGCCTGACCCGCGTCCTTCGCCACCGTGATCACGGCGTTGGACTGGAAGGCGCCCAGCGGCACACCGTCACCCTGGCCGTTGAGGATGGCCTCGTTGGTTTTCCAGCGGATGCGCTCGGCGATCTGCTTGGGCAAGTACGAGGTCAGCGCATTCGTGTCTTCCAGCAATTCCGAGGTAATCGGCACCAACGCCATCAGTTTTTTGAGGCGCAAGGTGGTGAGACCCAATTGCGGCTTGGTGGCTTGCGCGACCGATGCTTCACCCTGCCAGTAGGCACGCACACCATTGCTGCCCCACGGCGTGGTCTCGTCCTTGGGGAAGGACATGCTGTTGCCGGAGATTTCGACGTTGTCGGTCATCGGCAGCAGCCCGTCCTCGCCCAGTGAGAGCGTGAAAATCTCTTGTGCAAACTGCGGTGGCACGGCAAAACCACCGTCAACACCATCGGATTCATTGGCCACCAGGCCAGGTGCCACGGCATTCCTGCCCGAGCCGATGATCAGCCGTTCATCGACCATGCCACCCGCACGGCGGGCCACTTCAGCCTGGCGCACGGATTTGAGGAATTCGCCCATGCTGGCAAAGCCACGGCGGGTATCGAGTTCGCGGTTGTCGCTCAGGGTGATGATGCCGGCACCGAAACCATTGCCCGTCGGTAAGGCTACTTGGTTGCCTGATGCAGGCATGACAGGGTTGGCCGACATGGCGGCGGCCACACTGGCCGAGCGCGCTTCTTCGGCAATCAGCGTCATCTCCCGATCGATGGCTGCCGAGGCAGCTTCGATCTGGGCGCGAAGGGTGTCGAAACGTGTGGCTTCATCGGCCGTGAGATCACGGTTTTCGCCAGCGGCGACATCGGTCAGGGTGCGAGCATCCTTGACCAGATTCGCCTTCTTGGCCTGTAGCTCACGGAGGTGTTTGCTCATTGCGGGTTCTCCAAAGTAAAAAACCCGCTCAAGGCGGGTATAAAAAAAGCCACCGAGGAAATCCTGGGCGGCTGTCTGCGAGGCCTGCAGGTGCAGGCATAAATTCAAATCAGTGCAAGCGCATTTCTCGCCTGAGAAAGTCGCGATGTGGCACGGCTTTGCGCACGGCCACGCTTTTGCATCATCGAAATCAGGTCGTCGAAGGTGCTGATGCCGTCGACCATCTTTTGTCCCACTGCGGTGTCGGCACCGAGCACGCGGCCCTGACCGAGCCCCTCGCGCACGTTGGCCACCGGCAGACCTCGCCCTTTGGCGACGGCCTTGGTGAAGGCACCGTAATAGTCATCGACACGCGACTGCATGAAGCCGCGCGCCTCGTCGTTCAAGGGCTCGTAGGGATTGCCCTCGACCTTGTATTTGCCGGCCGAAATCAGCGTGGGGGTCACACCCTCAGCGGCAATCGCCTGCGAGTAATCGAAATGCGCCTGCCAGACGCCGATGGAGCCCACCTCTCCACCCGGGGTGACATAGAACTCGCCGGCAGCGCAGCCGATCCAGTACGCAGCACTTGCGGCTAGGCTGTTGGCAATCGCCACCACCGGTTTGCTGGCGCGTGCAGACTGAATCTGATCAGCGAGTTCGGCTACGCCGTAGACGCTGCCACCGGGACTGTCGATGTCGATCAGGATTTGACCCACCGAGTCGTCAGCCAACGCCTGGCGCAGCGCGGCGCCAAACATCTGTGTGCTGGTCATGCCGGGGCCGGATACGTCGTCGACCATATTGGCGCGCTGGGTGACGATGCCGTACAGCGGCAGCACTGCAATGCCGGCGCCGCCAGCGGATTGGGCCATCTGGCGTTTGACCTGGCGCGCCTCGCGGTCCGCCATGACCTGAGTCAGAACGTCGTCACCGGCAGGCTGGCCTCTATTCCATCGTCCCAATACGGCCGTCAGTGCATTCAGGCGTTCCGGCATCAATGCCCAGGGCGTCGCCAGAAATTCGGCCATCAGCAGTTCACCCTTCATGTCATGCCTCATCGTCGTCATCTTCCGTGTTGATCTTGTTGGGCTCGGCGTTGTCATCGTCGGGCGGCGGTGCCGTGGCCGGTTGCTGATTGGTGCCGGTCATCCCCATGTTGAGCGCCACCAGCGGCTCATCCAAGCCCGGCAGCGGTGTGTAGTTTTCTGCAACGCGCACTTCGTTTCTGGTTAGTGCGCCCATGCTGACCATGGCCGAGTAGTACGTGGCGCGGCTGTTGGCGTCACCGCGCATGAGCGCTGCAAAGTCAAATTCGCAGTCCAGCCCTTCGTCATCGAGCATCAGATCGGCGCGAATACTGGCTTCCCACCGCTCGGCCCAGGGCCGCATGGTGTAGCGCACGAACTCGATCGACTGCTGCTCGATGTTGTTATTGGTCGCGCGGTCCAGGTCCGCGATCATGTGCGGGGGCACCCGAAACAGGCGTGCGATATCCGTCACCTGAAATTTGCGCAGCTCAAGGAACTGCGCTTCCTTGTTAGTGACGCCAACCTCGTGGTACTTCATGCCGGCTTCCAGCACCAGCACCTTGCCGCGATTCATCGCGCCTTGCGCGTTCTGGTAGGACTCGCGAAAGTTGTCGCGGGCGGGCTTGTCCTTGAAAGTGCCCGGATACTCGATCCAGCCACCCGTGGGCTTGGCATCATTGGCAAAGAAGCGTGAGCCATAGTCCTGTGCGGCCAGTGCCAGACCAAAGCTCTCGCGCGCCATCTCGATCGGCGACAGACCGATCATGCCGTCGCTGGACAATCCGCGCAGATGCCAGACGGCGCTGCGTGGCAGAAAAGTTTGATCGCCAAATCGGTCGATGATGCGATAACTGTATTCGTCAGCCTGGCTCTGCGAGAGCACCAGGCTGATGCGATCCGGGTGGATCGGAATCAAGTCGGTGATTTCACCATTGGCGTTGCTGATAATTCTGCAGAACGCGTTGCCCCGTAACGCCAGATGCCCCATGAGCATTTCACGCCACTCGAATGGGTTCTGAAACCGGTTCGGGCGCAGGTGAAACAGGCGGTACAGCCAGTGATTCGTCACCTCGACCTTGCCCCGGTTTTTGCCGGGGCGGTACAAAATGAATGGCAGCGAGGCCATGCTCTCGGACAGGATGCGCACACAGGCGTACACCGCCGACAAGCGCAGCGCGGTTTCTGACGAAATCCGCGCGCCGCTGACCGTGCGCATCGTGACCGGTTCGAACCAGAACGATCCCCAGGGACTGCGATCATCCGAGTCGGCGCGCGGACCGCCAAAATTGCGGAAGAAATCAGCGAATTTTCCCATCACAACACCATCAGTTCGTAGTCGCTGCCGATCACCATGCCGTCACCCGGTTTGATGGCCCGCGCGATCGCCATGATCAGCGCCACGATACCGTCGATCTTGTTCTCCGGGCGCTCTTTCCTCGGGTAGATGTTGTCCTTGGCATCCATGTGGGCGACCACGTTCGAGGCCATCCAGGTCAATACCGGATCGCCGTCGTGAATTAATTTGCGTTGCAATACCAGCGCCTCAAGCGTCTTCATCGGTTCTGAAAAATTGAGCACCGTCGGGCGCACTTCGATCATGGGCAAACCCACTGCCAGCATGCGTGTTGAGAGTTGCGTGGCCTGGAACGGGTCGTAGGCCACGGCCTGCACCTCAAAGCGCGAGGCCAGTTCCACCAGCTCGCCCTCGATCCAACCGAAGTCGATGACATTGCCCGGTGTCACGGTAAGTCGATCGCTTCTAGCCCAACCAGCGTATTGGCTGTTTTCGGATGCGGACACTGTGTCCTCCGGCAGCCAGTACCGGCTGAACACCGCGTAGGAACCTGCAACGCCTGGGTGCTGGAACACCAGCACCAAAGCGGCCACGTCCGTTTTACTGGCCAGATCCAATCCAATCCAGCACGGTTGCCCTGCGAAGGTTTCAAGATTCAGGGCTGGATCAGCGCAGCGATCCCAGGCGCGCATGTCCATCCACGCGGTATCGGCATTGACCCATTCGTTCAGATGCTTGGTCTTGAAATTGTTGACCGCGCTGGGCAGTTGCATCGCCTTGGCCTGCAGCGGCGCCAGCACTTCCGGGCGCACCGAGATGCCCCAATTCGGATTTGCCTTGATCAGCGCGGACTCCAGCGTCCAGTCGTCCCCATCGTCCAAGCCATAGACAATGCCAAACTGGCTGTCGTCCTCGAAGACGCCATCGAGCAGGCGGGTCACAAAGGTGCGAATCTCGTAGCAAATGCCGGAGCGGTTGCTGCCTGCCGTGGTGATCACCCACAGGAGCGAGTTGTCGCGCTTGCCGGTACCGGTTTCCACCACGTCATACACGGTGCGGGTTTTGTGGGCGTGCAACTCATCGACGCAGCCGAAGTGGATGTTGAGCCCGTCCAGGGTTGAACCTTCTGCGGACAGCGCCTCGAATTTCGAGCCACTGGCCATCACATGCATGTTGTGCGCGCCGACCCCGACGCCAAAGCGTGAGCGAAATCCAGCGGACTGGCGCGCCATGGTCTGCGCATCGCCAAACACAATGCGCGCCTGGTCACGTGTGGTCGCCAGCGAATACACCTCGGCGCCACCTTCACCATCAGCCGCCAGCATGTACAGCGCCAGCGCCGAGGACAGCGTGGACTTGGCGTTGCCGCGCGGCACCTCGATGTAGGCACGCCGATACCGGCGCTTGCCATCGGGCTTGACCCAGCCGAACACGGTGGTCAGGATGAATACCTGCCATGGCTCCAAGTGGATCGGCTGTCCGGCCAGCGGGCCTTTGACGTGGGGCAGGCGTTCAATGAACGCGCACAGGTTGTCTGCCGGAGAAAACGATTTACCCGATCGGTCCGCCAGCTTTGGATTGAAACGATAGGGGCTGGCTTTGCCCTTGAACTTGACCAGGTCGTTTAATTGCCGCTGGCAGGCCTGCTTTACCCATCGGCAGGCGGAAATATCACCTTCCACCACGGCTTCGGCGTAACGACGGGCTGCGGTGACGTAGTTAGAGGTTGCCATCGTTCCAGTCATTTGAGGCTTGGTGAATGCGCCTGACCGCTTCTGGGTCGCCTATACGATGGCCTTGGCGCGGGTGCTGTCGCCAATGCCGTCCGATAATGGGCAGGTGCAGCACATCGCCCACCTTGGCAACGAGCAGCGTCAGCAGCCAGTCGGAAAAATTGTTGATGTCGGTGGTTTCCTTGAGCACGGCCTCGACGGCGAGTCGACGCATCACGATCAGACCGTGCACATGGCTGCCGCTGCGGGCGTGCTGCCGGCGGCTGTAGGTCAAACGCCGCATGGCGATGTCTCGCCCGTCCTCATTGGTCAGCGTTTCGTCGGTGTAGGCCATCACCGCTTGCGGGCAGGCATCCAGCGCATCGGCTAGCCGCGTGAAGGCACTCGCTTCATACCGGTCGTCGGGATCGACGTAGGACACCAGGGGCAAGATGCCTTGTGTATAGCCAGCGGCACGAGCCTTGCCAATGCGGCCCGGAATCCCAGGCAAGATGTGCAACTGGATCGGTGCGCCCGCGAGGCTGGCGATGCAGGCCTCGCGCCATTCATCAGGCTCGTATAGGGTGAGCAAATGAACATCGATGCGCGCTTCGGTTGCCATCAGTCCGTCTATCCCGCGATGTCCGCCCAAGGATCGAGGTCGTCATCAGCGGCTTCCATCGGCAAAGTGACGCGCGAGCGCGAGGCTGGCGTGAAGCCCATTTCGGTGGCGGCCTTGGTCATGATCTGCGCCTGCTTGTTGGCAATCGCCAGATACGGGGACTGCATCGGTACGCCGGTGTTAGGCGCCTTGATGAGCAATCCGGTCTTGTTGATGCCGGCTTGCGCTTTACGATACAGGTCGGCGGCACACGCCCACACTTCCAGCACCGACATGTCGAGTTTCTTCAACAGGTGCGGCGGCGCGCATTCCAGTGCATAGCGCCAGGCCGACCTCGCGCCCTCGCTCATGTAATCAGGCGGCTCGACCAACTCTCCTTGCGGCTTTGGCTCGCGCAGGTTGGTCCGGCATTTCTGCAGCGTGCCTTTGATTTGCTTGACTGTGGTGGGCAGCGGTTTGCGACCGGCCATAACGATTCCATCCTGGGGGGAGTCCCCCCTGTTTCAATTTGCACGCACAAAAATTTGACTGGGCGCACGCATCGCTCGAACACGATGCCAAAGAATTCACCCCCCTACCGGGGTGTGGGCCTGCGTCGTGCGCTTTCACGCGCGGACTTGGCGTTGTGGCAGGACACGCACAGTGACTGCAGGTTGGCAGCATCAAAGCGTGCGCCACCGTCCTTGATCGGTTGGACGTGATCCACAACCCTGGCTGGAACAATGCGACCGGCGACCTCACAGGCCACACACAACGGGTGGGTGGTCAGGTGCGTGGCACGTACAGCTCGCCAATCGCGCGACTGATAGAAGCCGACTTCAGCATCGAAGCCGCGCCGCTTTCGGCCGTAGTCACGGTGGATGACGGACCGGTGTGTCTCGCAGTAGCCGGGCACAGCCAGCACGGCTGAACAACCCGGGTAGCGACAAGGAGTTGGCGCGCTTCGGGGCATTTGCGGTGGATTTCCAACTGATTCAAAAAAGAAGCGATTTACTGGGAGATTCCGCTTGGCTTCTCGCGGGAATGAAGCGTTCATACGAACACCATCAACCACCCAGAGGAACCAAAACCATGTCCTACACCAGCAACGAATTCACCGTCGATGAAATCGGTTTCATCCAAATCGCGCTGACAAAAGTGCTTGCCGCCGCAGCACGCGGCGAACTCGACCTCAACCGACTGGCCCGCGAAGAACTCGCCTCGCGCGGTCTCGATGACCAAGGCGTCTGGGTCGGCTTCGATCGCGCCAAGCAAATCCACAACGTCTGAATTTCAGGAGATACACATGACAACTCAACTCACACCCGCCCAACACGCCATCCTCGCTTACGCCCATCAGCACACCGAAGGCAAGATCGTCTGGTTCCCGGAAAACATCAAAGGTGGCGCGCGCAACAAGGTCCTTGCAGGACTCGTCAATCGCGCCCTCATCACCACAGACCAGACGGACTGGTTTATCGCTGCCGAGGGTTACGACGCGCTCGGTATTCCACGCAAGGCGCCGGTCAGCGTCGAGGCACTTGATGCGGTCATCGAATCGGCCACGCCACGCACGCGCGAGAACAGCAAGCAAGCCCAGGTGATCGCCATGCTCAAGCGTCCCGAGGGCGCGACCATCGCACAAATTTGCGAAGCGACTGGGTGGCAGGCACATACGGTGCGCGGCACCTTTGCCGGCGCGTTCAAGAAGAAACTCGGACTGGAAATCACCTCAAGCAAGGAACCAGGCAGCGAGCGGATTTACACGATCGCCGGTTGATCCATCTCGGACGGAAGTCCGAATGTCGCGCCATCACTGGCGCGTTTTGCTGCTTGTCCGGTGTAGTCCTGCCAGCGACGAACGATCACATCGACATACTGCGGATCGAGCTCGATCAGTCGTGCCCGACGTCCTGTTTTTTCGCAGGCGATCAGCGTTGTTCCTGAGCCGCCGAAGGGGTCGAGCACGATGTCCTGTGTCTTGCTGCTGTTGCGCACGGCACGTTCCACCAGCTCGACCGGCTTCATCGTTGGGTGCAGGTCATTTTTCTGTGGTTTCTTGATGTTCCAGACGTCGCCTTGGTCACGGGCACCGCACCAGAAGTGATCGGTGCCATCGCGCCAGCCATACAGAATCGGCTCATATTGGCGCTGGTAATCGGCACGTCCAAGCGTAAAAGTGTTCTTGGCCCAGATGATGAACGTTGACCATTTGCCGCCAGCAGTGCGGAAGGCCGACTGCAGGGTGTCGAGTTCCGAGGAACTCATGGCAATGTAGACCGCACCCTTTGTGACGGTCAGAATGTTCTGGCAGGCGGCAACGAGAAACGCCCCGAATCCGTCACCCAGGTTGTCGTTCAGGATGGGACGGTTTTTGCCGCGCATCTTGTCTTTGGCGGTGTTGGCGTAATTCACGTTGTACGGTGGATCGGTGAACGTCATGT